ACTGACTTCGCTGGTACAGGAACTCACGCTGGTTCAAACCCAGTTGATGGTTCTTACACCACAGGTACTGGTATTGCTACTGCTGACGCTGAAGCACTTGGTGAATCAGGCGGAACTGACTTCAATGAGATGGCATTCAGCATCGAGAAGACAACTGTAACTGCTAAGACACGTGCTCTTAAAGCAGAATACACAGTAGAACTTGCTCAGGATCTCAAGGCAATTCACGGTCTTGACGCTGAGTCAGAACTCTCGAACATCCTTTCACAAGAAATTCTTGCTGAAATCAACCGCGAAGTTATCCGTACGATCTACAAAGTTGCTAAGCCAGGTGCTGCTTCGACAGCAACTGCTGGTACTTTCGATCTTGACGTTGACTCAAACGGTCGTTGGTCGGTTGAGCGTTTCAAGGGTCTTCTGTTCAACATCGAACGTGATGCTAACGTAATCGCTCAAGACACTCGTCGCGGTAAGGGTAACTTCATCATCTGTTCGTCAGACGTTGCTGCTGCTCTTGCAATGGCAGGTATGCTTGACACAGGTGGTGCACTTAACGGTTCGCCAACTCTGAACGTTGATGACACAGGTAATACTTTTGCTGGTGTTCTTAACGGTCGTTACAAGGTATACGTTGATCCATATTCAGCAAACCAAGGTGCTGCATCGCAGTTCTATGTTGTTGGTTATAAGGGTGCGAATGCTTATGACGCTGGTATCTTCTATTGCCCATACGTTCCACTACAAATGGTTCGTGCTATCGACCCTAACACCTTCCAACCAAAAATTGGTTTCAAGACTCGTTACGGGATGATTGCTAACCCATTCGTTCTTAAGTCGGACGGAACAACAGATGCGGATACATTCACTGCAAACCGCAACCACTACTACCGTCGCGTTAAGGTTTCGAACCTTATGTAATCGATACCTCTCCATTAGAGAGAGGGTTACTAAGAAACTGGGGGGAGCAGAAATGCTTCCCCCATTTTCATTATAAATATACGTAATGGAGGAATAGATGGTAATATCCACAACAACAAACATCAGTGAGGGATCTTGGGGAAGTTCGCAACCGAGCGATCTTGATTACCTGAAACCGAATGGTTTTAAATTCCAAATTCATACTCTACCTAACGTATCATATTTCTGTCAGGCAGCAAATATCCCATCGTTCAGTATTGGATTTACCACAACAGAAACTCCTCTTTCTGCTCTGTATAATCCTGGAGAGAAACCGCAGTTTGGCGAACTTGTCATTCGTTTCCTTGTTCAAGAAAACATGGCAAATTATGTAGAACTATATAATTGGTTGGTTGGTCTATCATTTCCAGAGAACCACGAGCAATATAACAACTGGAATAAGAAGCAAGCATATAGATTCCCTGCAATCCCAGAGAAAAGACTTGGTGCAGTTGCGAACTTCTCAGACGCTGACTTCTTCATTTTAGACTCGGATAATAATCCAAACGTCAAGATTACATATTACGATCTTTTCCCCACCAGTCTTGAAGCACTGGACTTCGATATATCAAGTGGTTCTGTAGAATATCTCATAGGCATTGCGTCGTTTAAATATAGATATTATACGATTGAATCCGTATAAAATACCTTGACTTCTGTCAAAAAATATAGTATGATTAAATTATTTTATTGTGAGGAAATATGAAACTATCTGAAATTCAAGACATGTGGACAAAAGATGCTAAGGTCAACGAACTAGATCTTGGTAAGTCTTCGATTCAAATCGCCGAACTGCATGCAAAATATCTAAACATTTTGAGTAATACCAAATTACAACTTCGCAAATGCGAGGGGGATTACCTGCGCCTACGTCGCACCAAGTTTAAATACTATCGCGGAGAGATGACTCGCGAAGAACTAGAAGAACTTGGGTGGAATCAGTTTCAGGGATTAAAACCTCTAAAGAATGAGGTCGAAGATATTGTTAATTGCGACGAAGATATTATTCGTTGCGTTGATAAAGTCGAATATATGAAAGCAATGCTCTACCAACTAGAGCAAATTATCCGTTCACTAAATGGTCGTGGTTGGGAAATCAAAAATGCCATCGAATGGACAAAGTTTACTAATGGATTGATGTAGTGCCTGACTTAACAGTTACCAAGAAAGATGAAGTCTATTTGAATATCGAAAGCGATCCTTCGATTGCTTCCGAGTTGAATGACTACTTCACTTTCGACGTTCCTGGAGCAAGATTCATGCCAACCTATAAAGCGAAACTGTGGGATGGTAAAGCACGAATGTTCAACATGTGGACCAAGGAACTTTACGTTGGTCTGCTTCCATATCTAAGAGAGTTTGCTGCAAGATCAGACTATGATATGGATGTCAAAATGGATCCGATTGGTGATCCAGTTGATATTGAATACCTAGAAGAATTCGCAGAGAGTTTGAATCTTACCTCACAAGGTAGTCCGATTCAGGCGAGAGAATATCAAATCGATGCAGTCAAATATGCGATTCGCATTGGCAGAACTTTGCTACTATCTCCGACTGCATCAGGCAAATCCCTGATCATCTATCTACTCCTGAGGTATCACCAGAAGTTTAATCGTAAGCAGTTGGTCATTGTTCCCACAACATCATTGGTCGAACAGATGTATGGCGACTTCGCTGATTATTCTCACAATGATGATACATGGCATGTTGCAAATAACTGCTCTAAAATTTACGCTGGATTTGAAAAGTCAAATCAAGCAAACATCGTTATCTCGACATGGCAGTCAATATACAAACTACCAAAAAAGTTCTTCGATGAATTTGATGTTATCTACGGCGACGAAGCACACTTGTTCAAGGCAAAGTCACTAACATCAATCTTTAACAAATGCACCAAGACTAAGTTCCGCATTGGAACCACTGGTACTCTCGACGGAACTAAGACTCATAAGTTGATTCTCGAGGGTCTATTCGGTAAGGTTCATCGGGTGATTACTACCAAAGAACTGATGGACAATAAAGATCTTGCTGATTTGAAAATCACCTGTCTCCTTCTAGACTATACTGATGAGACTAAAAAGGCAGTTAAAAATAATACATACCAAGAAGAAATGGACTGGTTGGTTAAGAACCACAAACGAAATGTCGTCATTCGTAATCTATCAGTGACGCAAAAGGGTAACACACTAGTTCTGTTTCAATTCGTAGAGAAACATGGTGATGTTTTATATAAAATGATCAAAGAAAAGGCAGGAACTTCTAGAAAAGTTTTCTTTGTTTATGGTGGAACAGATACAGCACATCGAGAACAGATTCGTTCTATTACTGAGACCGAAACTGATGCAATTATTGTTGCCTCCTACGGCACCTTTTCTACGGGAATAAATATACGTAACCTACATAACGTAGTGTTTGCTTCACCATCTAAATCTCGCATTAGAAATCTTCAATCTATTGGTCGTGGATTAAGAAAGGGTAATCAGAAAGAACGTTGTAATCTTTTTGATATTGGCGATGACCTATCTTGGAAGTCCAAAAAGAATTATACCCTCAATCATATGGTCGAGCGTGTGAAGATTTATAATGAAGAAGGTTTCAACTACAAGATAGTAAGGTTGTCAATTGATGACTGAAGATTATATCAGACTACTTAAACTGAAAGATGGCGACATGGTTATGTGCGCTACAAATATTGCATCTCAGCAGGAACTATTCGATTCTTTTGAGATCGAGATACGGCATCCTGTCTCCATTGTTCCATATCAGGTCCAATCAGGTAATGGTGTTGTTGAAGGATTTCTTTTCAAACCATGGATGGCAGTATGTGAAGAGACAGAATTTGTTATCCTGAGTGAAAATGTTGTGCTGGTCGGCACTCTGAAAGATGATGTCGAACGACAGTATAAAACATATTTGAAGACGAGAGGAAATCCTCCCGAAGAAGAGGAAGAGGAAATCGAAGATTGGGTCGCGACGACCGCCGATTACCTAAAGAAGAACAATCTACTTAATTAGATGATTCATTTCATAGACGACATAGTCTTTATACCCTGAATAGGTGAACAAGTCAACAGTTTTCTTGAAGAAAAAGATTAAAAAAACTATTTACTTTGACGTCTATTTGCGGTATAAAGGAGTTATATTAATGAGGGTAAATAATGGCAAAAACTGCTAAAGTAAGAACTAACGTACATTACGTAAACAATAAAGAATTCCTTGCAGCGATGGTGGAGTATCGAGAAAAAGTTCTCGCGGCCAAAGCAGAGGGGAAACAGAAACCTAGAGTTCCCAATTATATTGGCGAATGTTTCGTTAAGATCGCAAACCATCTTGCATACAAAGCAAACTTCATCAACTACACCTATCGAGAAGAGATGGTGCTAGATGGTATTGAGAATTGTATTACATATCTTGATAACTTTGATCCTGCCAAATCTTCCAATCCCTTTGCCTACTTTACCCAGATTACATACTATGCCTTTCTGCGTCGAATCCAGAAAGAAAAGAAGTATATGGCAACCAAGTATCGATACATTCAAAATCTAGATATCAACAGCATCATTAGCGAGGACGCCGATGGTTCTGAGCATACAAACGAATTTATCAATTATCTACGCAAACAGATCGATGATGCCTACGATAGTTCTCTCGAGAATCAACCACCGAAAAATCCTATGCCGAAACGCAGACCAAAATATTTTGATAAAAAAGAAGAAAAAAACCTTGACCTTTGACGTTAAATGAGGTATAGTTGTTTTAGTATTAATGTTATGGAGGTTTATATGAGTAAATTTTATGATTGGGTCAGCAAAAATACTGGTGCCATTGCACTCGCTGCACTTATTGTTATTCCACTGTTTTTGCTTTTATTTTCGGTCGCTCGACACGAGAATAAAGTAACACAAGTTACCCGTCAAAATCCTGGATGTATCTATCTTGAGTCAAGTCGACTTGGTGTTGATCAACACTACATGCTCTGTGATGGTCGAATCAATCTTGTGCATCTTGCTGGAGACGATGAATTACCAGCACCTGAAGCTGTCGATGTAATTCAGAATGCAGTTGAACCTGCACCTGTCACCGCAACCACTCCAGCGAAGTGAGGTTACGATGATTATCGAAACACAAATTCTACATAATGACATGGATAGCGATTCTGATCGCACTGTTGGTGAAACTTCTATCAACAGCAACATCTATATTTCTATCACTGGCGCATCACCTTCTGAAAAGGCAAAGGTGCGCGAAATCCTCGATCAATTTTATCGAGACATCAAGGTAGCGATTCGTACTGTATGAAAGTTGCACTAATTACCGACACCCACTTCGGGGCACGATCGGATTCAATTCCGTTTGATAACTTCTTTAATAAATTCTATACAGAAGTTTTCTTTCCTCACCTTGAGCGTGAACAGATTAAGACAATCATCCATCTTGGTGACGTCTTTGATCGTCGGAAATATATTAATTTTAATACACTGAAGAAGTGTCGTGAGTATTTCTTCGATCGAACTGTCGAACTTGGCATCGACGTTCATATGATCGCAGGAAACCACGACACTTTCTTTAAGAACACCAACGAAGTCAATGCACTTGATTTGTTGCTGCGCGAATATCCTAACGTAATTACCTATTCTGAGACAGAAGATATTATCGTTGATGGTAAAAACCTACTACTAGTTCCTTGGATTTGTTCGGGTAACTATGACCAAACTATGGAGATTGTTAATGCCTCAAATGCACAAGCCGTATTTGGACACTTTGAATTTGCAGGTTTCCAAATGTATCGTGGGCATACGAATGACCATGGAATGGATACAAAACATTTTGATAGATTTCCTCTCGTTTGTTCTGGTCACTTCCACCATCGCAGTCGCACTGGCAATATTCTGTATCTTGGTAATACCTATGAGTTTACTTGGTCTGATTATAATGACCCTAGAGGGTATCACTTATATGATACGGAAACAAACGAGGTAGAATTCTTTGAGAATCCAAATCGCATCTTCCATAAAATCTATTATGACGACACTACTGATGATCCTAGTTTGCTTGATGTTAGTGCACTTGTTGGATGTTGCGTTCGATTAGTTGTTGTTAAGAAAACTGACTTCTATAAGTTTGACCGTTTTGTAGATAAACTCTATGACTGCAATCTTCTCGAACTAAAGATTATTGAAGACTTCTCTGAGTTTGAAACTGAAGCAATAGGTGAAGAAGAATTTAATGTCGAGGATACTATGACTGTTCTGTCAGATTTCGTCGATACTATTTC